CTTCCGTCATCTACAGGATCTTCATCGCTGAGTGGATCCTTATCAAAACTTGGTTTAGTTGGATCACTGAGAGGACTCATAACACCTGTATCATTTTCGCGTTCTGTTTCTGCAAGATAACTAGCATAATCTGCAATCAGTTGCGAATGTAATTCTTGTATAAGACCATTGTCACCCGGACTACCTTTAATTCTCTGTGGATTTTCAACAGCCTGCCATATCAAATCAGGCTCGTCAATTTCTTCGCCCTCATCTTTAAATTTACGATGACCATAATCATATTCAGCAACATCTTCATCTAGTGTCAGCATCTCATCCATTTCGTCTTGCATACTATCGTCTATATCAGTATCAACAGTTGTATCCATAGACGGCTCTAGAGCAGTATCAATGTTTGGATTTTTAACAACATTAGTTCTTTGAACAGCAGGCATACCAGCATTCTTACGCATCATATCCATATTTGCATCAAATTCTGGATCTATCTCTGGTTGGTCAATTGGGTTGGCAATATTAGATGCTACTGGTGAAGCTGATATAGGATCTGCTGGGGTTACATTAATAGTTGCTTGCGGGTTGCGGGGTTCAACAACACCTGCTAGTTGAACTATACGAGCAACTTCATCTGCATCTACGCTGTTTACATTTATATCGGTTGTGTCACTTGTGACTGAAAGCTGATATTTTCTTTCCATCTTAGTTCTTCTCCACTGGTTGCACCACTTGTTTGGCCTTGCCGGTTTTTGGATCCTTAAAGAACTTTATCTTTGGGATAGAATTATCAGACATGGTGCCTTTGCTATTGGTATATTTGTCATCTACCGGTTTGCGATCATCGCCGGTTGTAGTAGGTTTAGGTGTATCAAATTGTGCGTTAAAGTCGCTGGTATCTTGAATTGGCTCTCCGGCGGCAATATCTTCCATTTGCAGCCAACTGAATAGAGGTGCTGATGGCTCAACTTCCATGCTTGGGCGGCTATTTGCAACACCTGCTAGATATGTTAATAAATTTTTGTTATATTCATTACCAAATAAAGGTTCTACAGGTGGTTGCTCAGATGCATTGTATTCTCTATTTGTACTAAGTCGTGCAGCATGCGCGTCGTTATCTTTTTCGGCCGCAGCATCTTGCAGTCTACTCCAAACATCGTACTCAGCATAACGTTCAATTGGCTCGCTAGCGCCTCGTACCACAATATACTTTTCAGGTATGTTTGTGCAAACACGTAGATCTTGTTGAAGAATATAAGACACGCAAGGTGTACCAACAGTAAATGACATGCTATATACATCTTTGTTAGGTATATCAATAAAATCTTTATGATCCATAGGAACTTTTTCTGGCAATGTGATTGACCGTAAATCATATCTTTTTAGCCATTCTCCGATAATCTGGATCTGTTCTTCGGTCGGCTGCTGTGAAAACTTGATCACATAGTTGTGATCTTTTGAGCTTTCTGCTAGATACTCCTTGAAATTCTTCATGTTAGGCGGCTCCTATGTCTTTTATTTATCACTGCTGCCCATTTGACGCAATTGTTTTAGTATCTCATTCCTATCTAAAGCGACTACCGTACCATCAAGCGTATTAGATGACGCAGATGTTGCTAAACGATCTAGTTTCATCTTTTCCATCTGTAACCTCAAAAGTTTTAACTTTTTCTCAACTTTTAAATTTTTAGCATCAACTGCGATCTTAAGCATTTGACTAGAACTAGAAAATATTTCTCCTGCGTGCCTAACTTCAACATTCATGCCGAGATCTTGTAGATCTTTGTGCGCCTGTATCGCTAAACCAGCAAGTTCGTCCATTTCGATATCATGTTGATCATATCCACTCATTTGATCAAATTGCTTTTCTAAATCGTTAGCCTGTGCAAGTGCTGCTTCGATGTCGTTGGCATCTGTGTTAGACTCGTCATCTATATCTGGCAAGTCAAATACTTCTTCTAATTTAGTGAATTGTTTTCCCATATAGGTATTTACGACAATAATACGATATTTGTATCATTTACGGTGTTTAATTTGCTTACCTTTGCTTACAAAAATTTGATCTTCTGTTAATATACGAAAGGTTAGCCCATTCTTTTTACAATACATCATAGCTGCGCCCCATTTGGCAGTGTTGAGTAATAAAGCTGTTCTATCACGTTTACTTTTAGCATTTTCTGCTATTGCTTCCTTTGCAGGCTTTACCTCAACTAATTCTGCACGTTCTTTCCCAGTTTTATCTTTATACACAATGAGAAAGTCTGGGATGTATCTGTGCATTTTCCCATCTAATGGACTTTTGTATGGTATGGTAATACTCTCACTTGCCCAATTTATTACATTAGGATGTTGATCCAACAACATCATTACTCTTAATTCCCAGCTAGATCTGTAAAATGGCCGAGCATTGCCAACCAATTTTTGCGGATTTTTAGGAACAAATTCGTCTTGGCTATACTTACTCATGCTTGATCCGTTAGCGCTGCTGCTATTGATCCGCGAAGTGTTGGATTATTTTCCCATGCAGGGGATTTATTGATAGATGCTAAGCCTATTTGCGAACCTAAAGGAGAAAAAGCATTATATGCTTGCAAAAATGCCATTGTAACGCCATTTTGGTTAAATAAATTTCCAATTGGCACGCCCTGAGTAGACGATATGTATGCAGCTACCGATGCTATAGATTCAACTAATGCAGCAGGCACATTGCTATTAGAATAATAGCCTTTAGCTAATGCCAATGCTTGTGCTGAAAGATTAGGATTTTTACTGGTAATTGGATTATTAAGTAACGCAGACGAAACCGGTGGCAAGTTTAACGGTTTACCAGTAAGAGTATTTACATATTGAAATCCCCCACCTCTTTGAGTTATCGCAATTTGTCCACTCTGTTGTGCAATTTGTTGCTGTATAGTTTGTGCCGTAAAATTTATCGCCATATAGGAGTCCTATTAAATATTAAACTTATACAAACTGACTACCAAAATCTATAATTTGGTTTATAGTAGAAGAAGTAGAAATTGGATTTGGAATAGTTGCACCTGGTGCAATTCCCGCGGTACTATAAAGTGCTGCTGCTGCCTCAGCAGCAGCTTGAGAAGCAGCATCTGCAGCAGACGGTGTAACATTATTGGGATTTGAAATATTGTTTGATTGTGCAACTGGCGCTGCTGTGGTATTAGGCGTTGCAGTTGAATTACCAAAGATTCGAGGAATAGCAGAATCCAATGCTGTAACTGATGCTGTTTGATTAGAGTTTACAGATAAAGTAAAATCGTCGTTTGTAAATCCAAAATTATCCATAACACCGTATAAGTTGCTGGCGTTAGATATTGGTTGTCCAAATGCAAAATAATTAATCGCTTCATACTTAAATGATATAGACGCGTCGGCTGGTTCACTTGATGCGTAGTCGTATGATCCCCAGTCAATACCTGTTATTTTGGGATTGATATAACTAAATGCCGTATAAGTATTGGCAAATAATGCATATACTGTTATGTTTGTAAAGAAATTTGTCTGGTTGTTGACCAATGGCTGGAAACCCCAACCCGAATCCCAAATCATATTAGCCTCTACTGGAGATTGCGCATAAGCTGCTGCAGGTGCCATTCCATTTTGGCCAGACTTTACTCTACTATCGGCAAAATAATACGTAAAATAGTCTATCCAAGTAGATAAAATGCTGTTATCAACAGTATCGTATACTTTTACTGATGCTTCGCCATAATCTATCTTTTTATAGACCATTACTTTTTTATTATATTGGTTGAGCTCTTCGGTTAGTAATGTTATCTTTGGTTTATCAACGTCCTTCAATTTAAACGTAATACCACGTTGAGAATTATATTCATTCAATTTGGCCCCAGGTGACGGCAATACCATGTTACTTGCATCTGGGCTTAATATAAATTGGACATAAAATTCAAATTTAACTCTAGGAACTGCTGTCATTAATTGACCGGGGTTTGTTGTACCAAACGCCCTAGATGCTATTCTAGGTGATCTTAAATTAATTTTTCCTAAATTAGTGCCATTTATGTTTAATGATGTTGTACCACTCATACATATATTTAGTAAAGAAAAAGCGGTGCAATTGCACCGCTTTTATAACGTTAGTTATTTGGTATATTAAACTGGACTATTGCCAGACGACTCGTTGAAACCAAAGAAGTTACTTGGCAGTACTGATGATAAGGTTAATTCATCTCCTTGTGTTGCATTATCATAACGTACAGTAAGTGTTAATGCAACTGCATCAGAACTTGCATAATCTAGACTGTCATATGCAACTTGTTCTAAATAGCATCCTTCTAAATACCAGCTTTCTAATACCGAACCATTTGCTCCACCAACTGTGCCGTCCAAAGTTTGGATCAACATAGAGAACTTATAATTTATACCAGCTGGCGCTGCAGATTGAGTATAATGATTCATTTGACTCTGCACTTGGGCACTGACTAGACTTGTTACCAAATTGGTAATGTCGTCTCTAAGCGTAATTTCGATAGTCTGCCATTGCGGTTTTTGTGCAATGTATGTAATATTGTTATAACTGTGTAATTCAGTATTATTGAACTGAATATTTGGACGTCCAGCGGTTACAACTTGTTGTGTAAAAATATTAGTATTATTAAAGTTTGTTCCAAATCCAAAAGCTATAATTCGAAAACGATGTTTGAGTTTTGGCATGAGAATGCCAATTCCAGTATTAAGTATAGGGACTCCAAACGAATTTACTGTGCTGTATCCTGGGGCTTGCCCGTCTATACTATTTGGTCCAATTGCCATTGTTATAACCTCCGTTATTGTAAAACTATTTATGACAGACGGTTAATTTTAAATTCGCACTGCTTGTATCAGTTAAGGAGTTGTTGGACAGCAAACCAGATGAATACGAGGGCTCCATCCACCATTGTAAATAAAATGCTCTCTAGTAGTGTCTATCATATACCAATGACTATCCATTGGTATATGATATCCTATTGATCTTACATTACTATTTTTAAAGCATTCGCCAAATATGCAATTATCGTTTGTTTGTATCACCAGATGATACCTTGGTTCTGCGTCAGTATGCATACTCAAACCAGTTTTTGGTCTAGATAACATAAATCGTATTCTTCCCCATGACACCCCTTCATTTTTTCCCAATTCTTCTAGAATAGATTTAGTATATAAAGGACAATTATCATTCCATTTGTTAAAATCAAACTCAGTAGCAATAACAACTTTTTGCACCTTGTCATACAATCCACCAACAGAATCTTTCCATTGGTTTGGAGAATTTATTCTATGACGGAGTCCTAATTGGTTATCTGGTTCCCAACTGGCGAAATTTGTAAG